TTTAGAGTATTAGAAATTGAGGTGAGATAATGAGAGGTTTCGTTGAACATTACGAGGCAATCGCTCAAGATTTGCCAGAAGGTGTAGAGCCTTCACACGATGATTTCGTGGCTTACTGGAATAGTAAGTTAGACGCTATCATCGCTAACGCTAAGGCTAATAGCCCTAGATAGTTAGCACCCTCGCTGGATGAGCCTAGCAAATAAGCCCGCAAGGGATGAGCCTAGCAAATAAGCCAGAGAGATCCACAAGTTATACACAGCCTGTGGATAACCACGTACGGCCAGTGTGATGAACGTCACAAAAGAAAGTGTAACGCAACACGGCGTGTCGCCCCTAAATTGTCAGACCCCCCCTATAGAGTAGAAGTATAGAAAGAGGTTAGGTGAGCCTAGCAAATAAGACCCGAAAGGGTATGAGCCTAGCGAATAAACTAACCTCACAGAGAATTACTAGAAAGGTAATAAAAATGATAAATACTCAAATTGTAGACATTAAATGTCAATGTGCTAGGTGCGAAACACCTATTACTAAAATGGTATTAAATACCAGATTACACGAGGTTATGCTCTTGTGTTACGATTGCCATTATGCTAGACTAGCAGAAATTAGAAAGGCTAAATAAATGAATACTATATCAGTAACTAGTAGACTAAATGACGGACTAGAAGTGCCGTTCATCTACGAGATAGACTCTATCCAAAAGGCTCTAGAGATTATACAAAACACCATAGAACTTGGTGCAGAAATTACGGGGGTAGAAATTAAATGATATCTATATACTCAAAGACATATTACAGAATAGAGAATACTAAGTATCATCTATCTAATGCATGGGATACTACTAAGTATCATGTGTCCAATGTAGTAGATACAATTAGATACGCACATGATGAAACATATCTAGCCATAGCATTAGTAACTACATGGGTAGCATGTGCCTATATTGCGAGTGTGAACTAATGACATGGAATGACCTAACGCCTAGAGGTAAGTCACTAGTCACTATCCTTTACACAATCATCATGACCCTGCTACTTGTCGGGGTATGGAATAAGTATGACAAGAAAGGTTGTATAGATAAATACACAGCCGATATCTTGGCTACACAATTCCTATATGGCGAGGGTATAGATGTAGACAGAGCAATGACTGCTATCTATAACAATGGTGGATGGATAGAGGATGAACTCACACCAGATGTAGAAGTCATCTTCCCTTGTCTCAAGAATGAAGATTTCATTTAAATCTAAAATTTAAAATGTGCTCACTAATTAAAATGGTGAGCAGTTTTAAAATGTGCATCATACATCTGAGCAAAATATTCAGATTTTGTTAAAAACGACTTTTATAATGGATCCAAGAGATCTTGTATGGGATACGCTCTCTAAGAACTCGCCCACAAAAAGGGACCAAGACCCCCTCCTCTGATCTTCGGATTACGTGGGGGTTATCTAACTTAAGGAGATAGAAATGAACAACTGCGAATGTAACCCATGTACCTGTAAAGACTGCTCCTGCACTAACTGCACCTGCTAATTTCCTCACGATTTGACAACATTTATAACTCTCTGTTATACTGGGGGGGAAAGGGGGGGCAGAATAGTTAATAAAAAGAAAGAATGAAAAAAGATAAATACTCTCCCAAAGAAAAGAAATGTATATGGTGTCTCCAAATAAAAAATTATTCAGAATTCTCTAAATATGAAAAATCATCAGATGGATATAGGTCACAATGTGACATTTGTTTAAAAACCTCTAAAAGGGCATTTAAAGGCAATAAGATATAATAGATAAGTAGAAAGGTCAAGATGAGCAAAAAAGATCCAGTATTCTGTGAAATTCCCAATTGTGGGGGTATTGCAATAGAACAAGTAGGTCCTTTCTTCCTATGTATAGACTGTATTCAAAATGATTAATATTTATTGGTCTCCCTATTATTCAATACATCCACAAGATAAAGATCTAGAAATATTCTATGGAGACATAGAACATGCTAGAAAAGAGTTTATGGATAATATGAATGACAATCTTGGATTTAATGATAATTTTCTAAATTGTCCTAGTTTTACTGATTTGTTTAAAAATACATATTTATTTAGAAATCTAGTCGAGGGGTATGCGAAGGTAGAAAATGGACAAATTGTCTCTGGCAAACTAGACCATGATGCTATCTCATTTAATCTTATAAGAAAGAATACTCTAAAAAATCGGGTATTAATAAAATACGAAATGTCCTGGATATTATTTGCAGATAAACCTCTTAATATGTCTATATCCTCTCCATATTTCCATGAATCACAAAATACTAAATTTGGACATATTGTTCCAGGAACATTTGATATAGGATCTTGGTTTAGACCTATTAATCTTGAGTATTCTCTGGATAAGGATACGGATGAAATTTATATACCCCCCGATGATCCTCTGGTCTATTTAACATTTCATACTGATGAAAAAATTAAACTATCCAGATTTTCAATGAATGAAAAACTTATGAAGTATGCATTATCTGTTATGAGGACTAGACCCACTGGGTCATTTGCTCCTCTAAAGAAGTCATATGCATATTTTAATAAAACACATTTAAGAGGAAATATATTAAAAGAGATAAAGGCAAATTTGTTATACCCCACAGAATAATGCAGAGTAATGCCGAAGGCATATAGGACTGCAGGGGGAGTGGATGGTATACTTATATCGCCGACTTTAGAAAGGAAACCTATGTCGCACTTTACTACACTAAAAAACGCAAAAAGCATTGTTGACGTTTTTGCAGAAAATCCAAAGAAATATATGGTGTCATTATCAATGGCAGAAAAATTTCTACGTGAAGAAGCAAATCTGTCTGAAGCCGAAAGAGAAACCATTGCCGCTTTGACATCTAATTTAAATAATTGTCAATTTTGCAAAGATTCACATGTTGAATTTGCTATCTCTGTAGGTGCTGATGCGAACGAACTTAAAGACATTTTAGAAGGAAATTATGCCTCGCACCGACTTGCTTCCGTTTACGACTATGTCACTAAATTAACACTAAGTCCAAGTTCTTTGAATAAAGAAGATTTTGACAAAGTTGTTAATTCTGGCGTAACTGAAGAAGAACTAAAAGAAGCAGTAGCAGTGTGTGCTGCATTTAATTACTTTAACCGAATTGTTGAAGGTCACTTTATTGAAACAAATAAAGATGGATTTGCAGAAGATGCAAAGATGATCAATCAATTTGGATACGATAGAAGCAGATTCAATGGCTAAGAAAAAAGTTGCTAGACACATGGAATGGCTAGAAGCCATCAAAACCATGAAGCATAAGACATATTGGAATAAAGTTAATGCAGTAGAATTTTGGGCATTTGCTACAAAACTATGTATTATATTTCCTGGTCTTATTTTTGGAAAACAATGGTGGTGGCTATATATCTTTGCATTAGTATCATCATTATTGTTAATATGGTCATCTACTAAAAAGACTTTACCTACTATTATTCTTTTTAATATTGGATGGTCTATTTTAGCAACTACCGCAATTTTGAAATACTGGTTATAAAATAAGGGAGAGCCAACCCTGGTGGTGTGGTGGTGGGCTGGCTCTCGGTATATCGCCTAGGGAGATTTTCTCAACCTAAACAAGATTAATCTATTATATCTTAATTCTCTGATCCTGTCAAACGATTCTCTTGAAGTCTTTCAGTTTCATCTATTACTTCAAAAGCCCATTTAGATAATTCATTCTTATGTTTATTGTAATGATGGGAACAAAATAATAATTCTCCATTTACCCCGCTTGCTTTTACCCAGGCTTGGGCAGTACAACGGTCACAGCGATCTAATGCTGTCAATTCATATTTTACTTCTTCTTGTACTTTGGTCTTTGCCATATATCACCACTCCTTAGTATTAATTATATTGTAACTATTTGATAAAGTCAATGTTATAATTTTACTATCATGGAAATGAACTTCCTTTCTACCCTCGCCGATACTTGGCAAATGTTAACCGTAATAGGTGTAGCCCTAAGCGTTGGTTATGCAATGGCAAGAAGATTTGAAGGCCTGCTTGGTAAAAACAAGAAAGGCGACACAATCGTAGAAAGACTAGACAAGATTGAAAGACAACTACAACCAAATGGGGGTAGTTCTATGTCAGATAAAATAGACTATATCCGTAGAGATCAAAATAAGATGAAACAAGAGATGTCTAAAATCTCTGGAGAAATTGAAGTAATTAAAGATATCGTTATTAACATGGTAGAAAAATAATTTGATATAATGAAGTTGAGGCTTCTGCCTCTTTAGGAGCACCCTCATGACCCCAGGGAGATTAAACTTTACATGTCCTCAAGGAAGCACATTCCGTAGGACTTTAACTTACAAAATCGATAACGTCCCAGTAAATTTAAGTGGATATCAAGGAAGACTACAAGTTCGTGAAACTCATGAATCTACAGATTACATTGTTAGTTTAACAAATGGAAATGGAATAACAATGGGTGCATCTGCAGGAACTATTGATATCTTAATTCCAGACTCAACAACTGCTAACTTTATTACTGGCGACCATGTATATGATCTAGAAATAGAATCCTCTGGCGGCATAACAGACAGAATTATAGAAGGTCGTTTTAATGTCACACCAGAGGTGACACGTTAATGCCAGAAGGCCAAGTATTAATATCCTTAACTGAAAATCCTACAATTGTTAATGTAACAGAGGAATCAGTATCAGTATTAGTTGACGAACAAATTATCACATTAGATTTAGGTGTAACTGGACCACAAGGTCCAAGAGGTAATTCATTACTTAGTGGTAATGGAGAGCCAAATATAACTGTTGGTATAGATGGAGATTTCTATATTGACAATTTAACAACTGAACTTTATGGACCAAGGACTAACGGTCTATGGGGAACTGGTACAAGACTAGTACAAATACTAGGATATGTTCATAATCAAAATAGCCCAGCAACAACTTGGACTATTAATCATGATTTAGATTTTGTACCAAACATAACAGTAGTTGATTCTGCAGGAACAGTCGTTGAGGGGTCATATGACTATCCAAATGATTCAACTGTTGTATTAACCTTTTCAAGTCCATTTTCTGGAAAGGCATTCTTATCATAAGAGGGGGGAAAAAATATGGCTAGACAATTTCTAACAGGTATAGATCTAACACAGAATGAACTCATCAGGGCAGTGTTTCAAAACCTTACACAAGATCCGCAAGGAACTGGCAAAGCAGGTCAGGTTTACTACAACACAGCAGATGAAGTTCTAAAGATTTATAACGGCACCGCATCCGCATGGCAAGCAGTAGGAAGTGTTGAATTCATTGGAGACGCAGTTGCTGACGTTTTAGACGCAGGAACTGGTATCTCTCTAAATTATGATGATAATGCTAACTCACTTACCATTACAAATACAGGTGTCACAAGTGTTTATGGAACATCTAATGAAGTTACAGTATCTGCATCAGCAGGTTCAGTTACAATCGGTTTGCCAGACGATGTAACAGTTGGTAGAGACTTAACTGTAACTAGAAACTTAGGTGTAACAGGATCTGCTGCATTTACTGGTGATGTAAACATTACTGGAGACTTAAATGTTGAAGGTAATTTAAACGCAATCAACAGAACAGAAATAAATGTAGAAGATAACACACTTATATTAAATACAGGAGTAACAGGAACACCAACAGTTAGTGCTGGTTTTCAAATTGAACGTGGCGATGAAACAAACGCTTCTTTAATTTGGGACGAAGGCGATAACAAATGGAAAGTTGGTTATCTAGGATCAGAAGTTGAAATATCAGTTGTAGGACATTCACATGTTGCATCAGATATTACAGACTTCCAAGAAGCAGTAGAAGATGTCGTTGGCTCTCTATTCACTGACAGTGCAACTGTTAACTTTGAATATAGCGACAATGGTGCTTCTGCAGGCTTTGTTTCAGCATCCGTAGTTACCGCTTCCACAAGTTATTTAACAACTGCTGGCGGTCTTGCAGTAGATAAGTCTTCTTTTGAAAGTGCATTAGTTTCTGATGGATTCACCAGAAAATTTGCACAACCAATTGGAGACGGAGTATCAACTTCTATTCCAGTAACTCATAATCTTGGAACACGTAACGTTTCGGTTCAAGTTTATGCAATTTCAGGAGCAGGAGCATACCAAACAGTTGAAACAGATGTAGATAGAACAGATGCAAATACTGTAACTATCGGATTTGGTTCAGCACCAGCAAGTGCAGCATACACAGTAGTTGTACTTGGATAACAATTCGTAGGGGTTGGAGAAATCTAGCCCCTACAAACAAAGGATTAAAATGTCAAAAAAGTTTTTAACGCCCATAGGATTAGCAACACTAGCCTCTGATCCAGCAACTGCATCAGAAGGTGACATGTACTATAACACTACGTCTGATATTCCTAGAATATATAAGAATGGTGCATGGGAAGATTTAGCAGGCGGTATAGCAATTTATGATCAACCAAGCGAACCAAATACTGCCGAAATAAATATAGGTGACTTATGGCTAGACACAGATGCAGAAATAGTAACAACACCATCTTTTAACATTAACGACACAGTTAGTGCAATAGAAGGATTTTTTAATATGTCTAGTACAGCAATAGATACTGGACCAAGATTGTTTAACAATACCGCAACATTTCAAAGCGGAGCAATGTATTTTACATTCTTTACACCACTTAGAGACTTATTAGTATCATCAATTCGTATGGCATCAGCAGGTTCTTCAACATCTGGTGCAACATTAATTAGATTTGGACTTTATCAATTTGATGGAACAACTGCAACATTAAAAGCATGGACAGCAAATGACCCATCAATATTCTCAGTTCCACAAACCGTTTATCAAAGAAACTTCACATCTGATGGTGGATATCCAACATCATTCTTTATAGAAAAAGGAAAAAGATATGCAGTAGCAGTTATTGTCATTGCATCTAGTCCAGGAAACGCATATTTAAATAGTGGTGCTGCACCAATAGCAATCAATACAATGACTCCTAGAATGACAGGAATACACGCAGGACATATTGATTTGCAGCCAACCAATACAACATTTTCAAATACATCAACAGCATTTTGGGCAAGGCTATCATGAACATAATTAAAAATATAATTTCAGAAGAAATAGGATTAACAGTATATGAAGTTATTAATTCAGATACCAATGAAGTAATTGGGTATGACTATGTATCAACAGAGGTGAATGAATAATGGCATCAGTTCAATCTACTGGTAGACCAATGTACTACTGGAATGGAACTACATGGATTCCTATTGCTTCAGTTATTGGTGATACAGAAGTTATTCAAGATGTTGCCGCAGACTTATTAGATCATTTATATCACGAAAACATAACAGTTAACTATGATGATGCAAATGGCAGGCTTATACTTTCAGCACAAGGTGCAGTAGTTTCTGTTAATGGTCAAAGTGGATCTGTTCAATTAACAACTACAGACATTCCAGAAGGAACAAATCTATACTTTACAGATAGCCGTGCAATATTAGCATCGGCATCAACAATCGCAGCAGCGTCAGCAGCAGCAGTTAGTGAATCAACTTTATATATAGATTCAGTTTTACCAAGTGCATCAGCAGCAGCAGTGTCATCAGTAAGATGGAAATATAAAGGTGCATATAATAACGGACTAGATTACTCACCAGATGACGTGGTAACCTATGATACATCTTTATGGATTAGAATAGGCGAACCAAATCCAGGATATGCTCCATATGTTGGATCACCTTATTGGCAATTGTTAGCAATATCAGAAGTTGATTTAACAGATTACTTAACAACAGCATCTGCTGCAGCAATTTATCACACAACAGCATCAGCAACAGCATCAGTTGCATATTTAGAAGAATTAATTGATCAACTACAATTGTCAATTAGTCCATCTAGTGCTTCTGCTACCGCTTCAAGAATTACTGCATATGTTAAAAACGGAACAACACCTCTTGCAATAGGAACACCAGTTTATATAACTGGATCAGATGGAACAAATATTATAGTTGGTCCAGCAAGCAATGCTTCAGAATCAACTTCTAGTAAAACTTTTGGTTTAACACAAACAGCATTAGATGCAAATCAACATGGATACATTGTTCTTCAAGGTGAGATTGAAGGTTTAAATACAAATAGTGCAAATGATGGAGACCCAGTTTGGCTAGGAAACACTCCAGGAACTCTTATTTATGGATTAACCAATAAACCATCTGCACCAAATCACTTAGTTTATATTGGTGTGGTATCTAGAAAGAATCAAAACAATGGTGAAATATTTGTATCTATACAAAATGGATTTGAATTAAGAGAATTACATGACGTAAAAATTAATGGTATTGCCAATGGAGATATTATTAAATGGAATTCTGCTTCATCTCTTTGGATAAATACCCCGCTTGTTACCACAACAGTTCCAGAAGGCGACAACTTATATTTTACAAACGAAAGAGCACAAGATGCAGTAGCACTTGCCTTAGCCTCTGGAAGCCACTCAAATATTACAGTTACCTATAATGATGAAAACAATGCAATAAGTTTAATAGGCTCTGCAAATGTTACAAATGAGCAGGTTCAGGACGCAGTAGCACCATTATTTACTCACAATTTACATAGTAACGTAACAGTGGTTTATAATGATGATGCAAACAAAATTATCTTATCAGCAACAGGCGGTGGCGGCGGTGGTGGCACTGGTGATGCTACGATGAGTTGGTGGATGGGAGTATAAATGGCATCAATACATAGAATAGCAATAGCAAACCCTAGTGCTAATACAGACACCTTGGTTCACACAGCCGAAGGTTTATATTTAGTTTCAGTAATCGTTGCAAATAAGTCACGTGACGAACAGGGTCTAGTAGACATTTGGATAGCACCTGAAGGAACAGGAAATTCAGCCTCTTTTGGCTACATTGCAGGTGCATTACCAGTTACACCTAAGAACCCATACGAAACTTTTAAATTTACCATGAATATTGACGATGAACTATATGTAAGAGCAACCACTGCATCTGTGTCCTTCATAGTGCAGGGTGTAAATCAAGGACTTTCTTAGGGGGTATATTAGTAAGTTTATAATTATAAACATGCTATAATAAAATCATGCCAGGATATGCAAATCAAACTACATCTTCACAAGTTATAGTTGATGAATATTCTTTTGATGACCTGATTGATAAAAAATTCTACGGAATAAAATTCAATCCAAAAACTGGCAAAGCAGTAGTAGATGTAATAGGATCAGGCGAAGTAATCTCACTTCCTAATAAAGGAATCACAAGTGATGAAGATTATAAAACTTGGATAAGTTCTACAAGACATCTACAATTCTACTGGAAGGAAGACGGAGACAAAGACCGTCTTATAGTGGAGGTTCAATAAGATGCCACAGCCAATTGATTTAGGCAAATTAAGATTTAGTTACAACGGTGTGTTTGACAATGGCAAACTTTACGAAGTAAATGATGTTGTTAAATATGGTGGTAGTGCATATGTTTATACAAATAATATTTCAGCATCTGGAAATGTTCCAACTAATGCTACATATTGGGCAAAAATGGTTGATGGTGTTCAATACGAAGACGACTGGTCAGCCTCAGCATCATATCAAGTAAATGACGTAGTTAAATATGGTCCACAAACTTATATTGCTTTAACAGATAACACAAATACAGATCCTTCATTAAATGCAAATGTATGGGATGTATTTACAGGTGGTATGCAATTCGTTGGAGTATGGGCATCAGCCTCACTTTACTATCCAAAACAAGTTGTTAGACTTGGTGGATCAACATACATTGCACAATTAAGACATACTTCAGGTTCCTCTTTCTTAGTAGATCATCAAGCAGGAAAGTGGACACCATTTACATCAGGTTTTGAATACCTAGGCTTATGGACAGCAAACACACCTTATCTTCCAGGAGACATTGTTAACGATGGCGTTTCTGCATTCTTAGCAATTGGTGAATTTACATCTGGTGAAAACTTTGAAACAGAAAAATTAGATACCTCTAAATGGGAATTGTTTGTACAAGGTGCAGACTACCTTCCTTCACAATTAGGTCAAGCAGGAAAAATCTTAACAACAGATGGAGAAAATCCACTTTGGGTTAGAGATGTTGAACTTGGCGAAACAGTTATCTTAGAAAAACTTTTTGTTGGAGAAACAGCACAAACATTTGAAGCAAGTGCAGCATTAACATCTCCAATAGCAATATTTGGATTAAACTCAGGCGAAGATCCATATGCACAAGTATCATTCCAAAACGCAAATCCAGAAGCATCAACAGACGTTATTGTTTATGGAGACACTGGTGATGATACCTCTGGTTGGATGGACATGGGTATTACAGGAAGTGAATTTGAACAATCAGAATTTGGTATTACAGGACCAGATAACGGATATATTTTCTTCGAAGCACCAGAATCAACAACTGGTACAGGAAATATGGTTATTGCAACTGGTGGAAATGGTTCAGAAAACGCAATTGTAATCGCAGCAGGAGGATTTGAGACTGGTAGAAGCCAGATGATTATTCTTCCAGATAATCGTGTACATATTGAAATTGCAACAGAATCAACAAACCCAACAAATGGTGCTTTAACAGTTCTTGGTGGTGCAGGTGTACAAGGAAACTTAAACGTATTAGGTAATATGGGTATTGAAGGAAATATTAATCTTCAAGGAAATATTACAATCGGTGGTGGACAATTCGTAACTGAAAACCTATCTTCATCAGATCCATTACTATTCGTAGGTAACGAAAACCCAGGAAATGATTATGACTTAGGATTCATGGCAGAACAAAAACTTCCAAGTGCAAGTGCAAGAGCACTATTTGGTATGCAAAGAATGACAGCAAGTGCAGTATTATTAGAAACAAAACAATATGGTGGAAACTTTGTAGAAGTTACTCAAGGTTCACCATCCAATACATGTACAATTACACTTGATGTAATTCACGCATTGGCAGTTGGAGACTTTGTAGAAGTAAACGGATTAGCAGATACAAATCTAAATGGCGTATTTCAAATAATCGCAAAAACAGATACAACAATATCATTTGCTACAAATGTTGCACCATTCTCATTACTATCAGATGCCTCAACAGTTCAATACTATATGTTCCCAGATGCAAGAACAATGGTAGTGGGAGACGTAGTAACAATTACTGGAGCAAGTGCAGCATTTAACGGATCAAGAAAACTTAAAACAGTTAACGCAAAACAAATAACATTTGCTAAACCAACTGGAATTGCAGCATCAGCAACATTGGCAGATAACTATATAACACTTGCTACTGCAACAAGAACTACAAGATCAATTTTCTCAGGCTTAGTTAAAGACCACAATAATAATCAATGGTATTTGATGACAGGTCTTGAAGATAAGCCACTAAACGACATTGACATGGATGAGGTTATTTGTGACGTATTAAATGTAGGGTCACTAATAGCAAAATATGGAGTGAACGTATTTGCTACAGAGGCAGACAGAAATGTCAATATACCTTCCCCAAGTCATGGTACAATGGTTTATGTGCAAGAGAAAAAGGCACAACAATATTACAGCAGTCAAAATAGATGGGAAAGTATCGAGTTCGATAGTTTCGTATCACCACTTCTGCTGATGGGAGTATAAAATGGCAATTTCCAATTATAAGATCCTAGGTCAAGTAACCTCTGGAACATACGAACGTCTTCCTATTAACTCACGAGGACTAACAACAAATCAAGCATACGTAGGAACACCAGTTCCACACGGTCTAGCACTAGGTGATCGTTATGAAGTATGGTCAACAGATCAAACTATCATGAATAGACGCCGTGTTGTAGCAAAACTTGGTAAAAACGATGATACTCTCACAACAACATTCGTAACTTCTCCTTTAACTAATGGAAACATTGCAGATGCAGCACAAACTTCAGCATACTTATACAAATATGCAAACGGCCAAGGAAAACAAGTTCTTAATAAACAAAAAACAAGTGGGTTAGTTACACTTATTACAAATGGTGCACACGGTGCAGCAGCAGGTGACTTAATAACCGTAGATATCAACGATACAAACTATGACGGAGACTTTACAATTTATGATATTGTATCTTCAAGTGCGTTTAGATATATTGCTCTTGGTTCAGATCAATCATCAGCATCAGTTATTACAGGTACAGCACCAGGTGCAGTAGCAATTCAAAAAGCATTAACAGTATTTACTGTAGACGCTTCAGCACAAGCAATTATCTCAACATTATCAGTTTCAAATACATTAAATCATTCATGCTACTTTTACGCACATGTTGTTCCTAGTGGATTATCTAAAACATCACCACCAGATAGAACAATGATTGCAAATAGAATTGCATTAGATCCAGGTGAAACATATAGCATGACTATGGGCTATACATTAGACCAAGGAGACGCACTAGTAGTTAGGGCTTCACATGCTGGAGTATATTTTACAGCATTCGGAACTCTATTAAGATAAGGGGGAATCATTAAGTGACCCTCACTAGAAGCAGGTCAGTAAAATCTCTTGCTACATTATTTAATACAGCAACTACAAGATATGAAAGAATAGATTTAACATCTAATTACTCATCACCTATTTTTAATAAAGGATCAGGAACTGGTCAAAATGGACACGATGCTGTTCCTGGAGTAAACTTTGGAGAATGGGTTTTAACACCTAATCAAACTTTTCAAGCAGAAGTAAAAATGTGGGGTGCAGGCGGTGGAGCACACAATCACAGTGGCTCTGGTGCAGCAGGTGGTGGAGGATATGCAAGATCACAAATAACTTTTTATAAAGATATTCCATATGTAATTTGGGTTGGACAAGGTGGAAGTTATTCAGATCATCAACATGATGGAAATGGAAATAGAACAAGTCAATGGGAATCTGGTGGATTTGGAAATGGTGGAAACGGTGGTCATAATGCTGGTGGCGGTGGAGGAATGTCTGCACTATTTTTTAATACAAATGGATCAGAAGGAACACCAGGTGGTCACTTTGGAGCGTTAGAGTCAACCTTTAGAGGACCAGATCAGTCAAACGTAATTTTAGTAGCAGGTGGAGGCGGTGGTGCAGGACATCATGGACAGGGACATCATGGTCAAGGTGGTGGTGGTGGTGGACAACATGGTCATCATGGACATAATCAAAATCATTCACATCAATATGATGCAGCACATGCTTGGCGTGGAACAAGTGCACCAGGAAGTCCAGGATATAGATTTCATGGAGGATATGGAGGACCATCATCTTATACAGGTGGTGGCGGTGGAGGATACTGGGGTGGACCAGGTGGAACACATCATTCAAATCATCACAACGGTGGCGGTGGTGGATCGGGTCACGCATTAGATTTATATTCAGAAAAAGAACATTGGAATAATTGGATTAAAGAAAGATACCCAACACTTGTTAGAAATTCATATTTAGAAATTGCACCAGGAAATCATCAAAATCATAATCCAAATCCTGCAGCAACAGGAGACTCAGACTTTGTTGGTGGTATTGGTCGTGGTGCTGGTCACGATGCAAGTCATGGTGTATACCATGGCGGGGGTAACGGAAAAGTTATAATTAGGGTGTTAGGATAGTATTATGACAAATAATTCATCTAGAAGAAAAATAACAGATAAAAAAGTAAATTTAGATAGCATAGCCCAATATACTTTATTAAGTCCAAATGGAACTATTTTAAATGAAGAGGTGTCAGAATTTAATGCATATTCTAGAAGTACAACTGGAACAGGTGGAGAAATATTTAACGTTGGTGGCGGATCACCACACGAATCAGAAACTGAGTTTCAATTAGACTTTGGTGGATATGTTTTAACACCTAAAAATGATTTTAATGCTTGGGTTTCAATGTGGGGTGCTGGTGGTGGAGGTTCTGGAGGATCAGGAAGTCAACACGCAGGTGGTGGAGGATTTACAAGAGGTTTGGTTCAATTTAAAGCAAATATTCCTTACACGGTAGTTATTGGTGAAGGTGGAATGTCTGTTAATAGAAGCACATTTGGTGGTGGAGGTCGTGGACATCATGGTGGAACAGGTGGAGATGGTGGAGGACTTTCTGGATTGTTTATGAATGTTTCACATAACAGTAAGGCTGCATGGGGACATACAATGAATACACCAGTTAGAAGAGATCAAGCAATGTTGATTGCAGGCGGTGGTGGAGGAAAAGGTCACACTGGAAACTCTCATCATGGAAATGGTGGAGGTGGAGGTGGTTGGTATGGAAGACATGGACATAACTCTGGAGCAGGAAATCAATTTTCACCAGGAGGACCTGGATATAATAATAGCCCTGTTGCTGGTGGTGGACATGGATTTCACGGAGGACACTCTGGATCAAATACATCATGGTTAGGCGGCGGCGGTGGTGGCTGGTATGGTGGCGGCGGTGGAGGTCATACTGCAACACATCATAACGGTGGTTCTGGTGGATCTGGACATCATGCATTACCAAAAGACTTTGCAGTTATGCCAAATAATGATAAGTTTGAATTTTTAATTACAGCACATACACAACAAGCAGCAGGACATCATAATTATGGATCACCAAGACCAGCAAACTGGAGAAATCCACTAGGACATACAACAGCAAGAGGTGGTCATGTTGGACGTGGTGGGTATGAAGTAAATACTGCTAGTGGTTCTAGAAACGGAAAAGTTGTAATTCAACTTGCACCAGGTTATTATGATAATCACAAGAGATTTAGCGATATAAATGCTTCTTCATCAGAATGGTCTCATTCTACTCCTTTTAGCAGAGGACAATTTGATGATAATAGGGGTGTTGAATAATGTCTAATGTAGAAAGAACTAAAACTCAAAATGTTCAACCAATTGCACATGTTTTAAATGAAGATTTAGCACAATCATATGATGTATTTAATACTGATCAAAATAGAGGAAGAATTTTTGCAAAAGGATTTGGACAAACTTCAAGATCATTAGTAGCAGATATGGGTGGTGCTAATGGTGGTCAAGGAGTTAACTTTGGTGGATGGGTAATTGTTCCAAATCAAACTTTTGATGCAAATGTTAAAGTATGGGGTGCAGGTGGAGGTTCAAGAGGCCATGATACAGGAAATGCATATGCAGGAGGTGGAGGATTCTCTTCTGGACTAGTTAGATTTTATAAAGATATTCCTTATGCAGTTATGGTTGGTCAAGGTGGAGATCATACAACACATAGACATTCTGGAACTGCTCAACGAGGAGTTCATAGACTTGCAGGAACATTTGGTAATGGAGGTGGCGGTGCACATCATGGTGGTAACGGTGGAGGTATGTCGGGAATATTTTTCAATACTTTTATTAATAACGGAGGCCCAGGATCAGGTCATGGTGCAGTAGGATCAACTTTTAGAGGTCCAAATAGATCTAATGCTTTAATTATCGCAGGTGGAGGTGGAGGACAAGGTCATCATTCACAAGGACATCATGGTGGTGGCGGTGGTGGTGGAGGAACTACTGGAAACAATGGTCATAACGCAGGTGGTGGATCACAAACTGGTGGTGGAGGAAACTGGGCTTATGGATCACAAGCAGGATATGGATTTCATGGAGGACATGCTGGAGATGCTGGAGATTCAGGTGGTGGCGGTGGTGGATATTATGGTGGAGCAGGTGGAGCACATCACTCAAGTCATCACAACGGTGGTGGCGGTGGATCAGGACATTTATTAGATGTGCATGCAACATCTGGATATGCAAATTTTTGGATTAAACAAAGATATCCAGACATAGTTAGAAATGGATCAACTTCAACAGCACCTGGAGTGTATAATAATCATAACGTTTATCCAGGATATCATTCAGACTCAGATTGGATGGGTGCAGGACTTGGTGGAGGATCTGCAGGCCAAGATCCTGGACAACAAACTTTTGGTAGAACTGGTCTTGGAAATTATCACACTGGACATAATGGGAGGGTAGTAATTACTGTAGCAGACAGTAATGTTAATAAATAATGCCTATTCAAAAATTAAAACAAAACTTTGCTGGAATTACATATACCTTGCAACAACCAAATGGTAATATAACAAATTTTGAAGTAGATCAAAATACTTGGTATCCATGGAGTAAAACAAAAAGAAAGGGTGAAATATTTAATATTGGTGGTGGAGTTCAGTTATCAACAAAAAATTATGTTGACAGTGGAGAATTTTGGTTAGACTATGGATCACATGTTTTACGTTCTCAAAATGATTTTACAGCATGGGTACAAATGTGGGGTGCAGGTGGTGGTGGACAACATCACGAAGGAAACACAACTGCAGGTGGTGGAGGATATTCTCAAGCATTAGTTAAATTTAAAGCAGGCATTCCGTATACAATTACAGTTGGCCAAGCAGGAGATCATGGAAATGATACAACTCATGGTGGTGGAGGTCGTGGACATGATGGCGGTGGACAAGGTGGTGGATTATCTGGTATTTTTATGGGTTCAGAACATTTTGGTAAAACAAGGTGGGGTCACGGAACTCCTCCAGTTACTCAAGCACAAGGATTAATTGTTGCAGGTGGTGGTGGAGGTAAAGGACATCATTCACAAGGACATCATGGTGCTGGTGGTGCTGGAGGTGGATGGACAGGAAGAACTGGACATAACACTGGTGCAGGTCATCAAACATATGGTGGTCATGGTGGATATAACAATGACGGCGTAGACGGTGGTCGTGGAAAAGCACTTCACGGTGGACACTCATATTCAAGTTCTTGGCAAGGCGGCGGCGGTGGCGGCTGGTGGGGTGGCGGTGGTGGAGGTCACACTTCAACCCATCACAACGGTGGTGGCGGTGGGTCAGGACATATTGCTTATCCTTCATCAATTGGATCACAACCAAATAATGATAAGGCTCAATACATAGTTACTGGACATACCGAAATGGGCGTTGGAGCACATGGTCATCAATTTACTTCACCTGCAAATCCTTTTAATCCATTAGCAAAAGGAGACGGAACAACCTTAGCAGGATCAGGTGGTTATGGATTTAGAACAGGTCATGGTCAACATGGTGGAGCATCACATGGAAAAGTTGTTATAACACTGGCAAGTGAAAAATTAAATAGTCCAGAATATGAATATCCAGTACATGGTTCTCCACAAGATCCAAATAGTTGGTCTCAATCATATTAACTAGGAGACTAATATGCAATATAAAATAACAGATTTTAATGGAAATGAAAAAGTAGATACTGTAGAAAATATTGAAGATTGTGTATTTTTTTATGGCGGTGGAAATGCTGACACTTCATTTACAACAAATGAACAAAACTTAGGATATGGATCTTTTGTTATAATACCAGAAGAAGATTTTGTTGCATGGGTAGAATTATATGGTTCAGATGGTGGAACATATGGAACAGATGATAATGAAAATATAGGTGGAATTGGTGGGTATACAAAAGCATTAGTTAAATTTAAAAAAGATATTAATTATACTGTAGTTATAGGACAAGGTGGAGGATTAAATAATATAAATACCCACGGTGGTGGAGGAAAAGGACATCTATTAGGTGGGTCAGGTGGAGGATTGTCTGGTTTATTTATAGATACAAATTATTACGGAAAAGAAATGTGGGATGACGATAATATTCCAGTATTAAAAGAAAAAGCGTTATTAATCGCAGGCGGTGGCGGAGGAAAAGGTGGAACAGATAATAAAACACAATCAATGGGTGGCAATGGTGGAGGTTGGATGGGAACTGGTGCTCATAATTCTGAATCAACATTACAACAACGAGATGAAGAAGATACTGTTATAGGAAGAAATGCAAGTAGGAATGGAAATAATGGTGGTGGTGGTGGAGGTTGGCTAGGAGGACTAGTTAACTTAAACTTATCAGTAAAAAATACTGGAGGAAGTGGTGGTTCGGGGTATATAGTTAGTTCTGGAGATTATAAATCAGAAGTAATAACAGGTATAACAAAACCTGGTATAAGTGTTAGAAAAGATATAAATAGAAACATATTGGATCCTAATAAATTTACAATTGTAAGTGGAATAAGAGGAAGACTAGATAATAATATTTATAAAAATATATATTCACCACAAAATGGCAAAGTTATTATTACTTTAGCAGAAGAAGCATTTGATCCCAAATACTACCCACTAGAAATCAAGCCTCTTGACACATATGATACAATTAACTTATAAATAGAAAAGAGCATGCATGAAAATCAATAAAATTGTTATTGTTGGTGGTGGATCCGCTGGATGGATGACTGCAGCAACCTTAATTAGAAAATTTCCTAAAGGCAAAAATATTAGCGTTATTGAACCATCTGATATAGATATAGTTGGAGTCGGAGAAAGCACCCTAGGCGGCATTCGTAGGTGGACTAGATGGATAGGTGTAGACGAAAAAGATTTTTTCCCAACATGTGATGCATCAATCAAAATGAGTATTAAATTTACAGACTTTTACAAAAAAGACTCAGGTGGATTTCATTATCCATTTGGTAAGCCATTATTGGATGGTCCAAACCCTTCATTTAATATGTGGCACTATAAAAAATATCTATTTCCAGAAACACCAGTTCAAGACTTTACAAGATGTTTATTTCCAGCAGAAGCATTATATGAAAACAATAGATTTAATTTAAACTTCTTTGAAGACTTTGATAATTTTGATCCAAATCAAGATGTAGCATATCATTTTGATGCTAAAAAATTTGGTTACTGGTTAAAAGAACATTATTGTATTCCAAAGGGTGTAATGCATATAGATGGGTCAGTAAAGAATGTAGTCACAAACGAAGATGGCGTTGACTATTTAGAACTGTCTAATGGAAGCACTGTATATGCAGATCTATTTATAGATTGCACAGGTTTTAGAAGCGTGCTATTAGGTGATGCACTTAAAGAACCGTTTGAGTCATATGAAGAAATGCTACCTAATAATAGAGCATGGGCAACTAGAATCCCTTATAAAGAAAAAGCAAAGGAACTGCAACCATATACAAATTCAACAGCAATAGATACAGGATGGTGTTGGAATATTCCATCATGGGAAAGATTAGGTGCTGGATATGTATATTCAGATAAGTTTGCTACACCAGAAAAAGCATTGGAACAATTTAAAAACTACCTAATGTCAGATAAAATGACTATTCCAAGAACAAAGGAAGAAGTAGATGAGTTAGAATTTAGAGATATTAAAATGCGTGTAGGTATTCATAGTAGAACATTTGTTAAGAATGTTGTAGCAATTGGATTATCAGCAGGATTTATTGAACCACTAGAAAGTAATGGGCTATATACAGTTCATGAGTTCTTATTTAAATTGATGGATGCATTAGGAAGAGATGAAACTATATCTCAGTTTGATAGAGATATGTATAACTCAAGCACTAGAACAATGTATGATGGCTTTGCTAAATTTGTTGCTTTACACTACGCATTGTCACATAGAGATGATACAGAATATTGGAGAGCAATATCTAAAAAACAATTTACAGATAGAGGCGATGAAATGAATACGCCTTATTTAGAAAAAGCACCAGGATTTTGGGACATGGCAATTAGATACCTAGATAACTGGGGACACCCAATAGGTCAGGCTGGAATTACATATATTGCAACTGGAATGAATGTACCTATGGTAAATGAACAAAGGTATCTACAAGTTCAATATGAAGAAAAAGATACAGACATATATCAAAGAGTAGTAAAGCAATGTGAGGTATGGGAAGAAAGAAAGGCTAAATGGTATAGAAATGCCATGAACTCTCCAACAGTAGAGCAATACCTTTATAACTTCTTCTATAAACCAAAAGAAGATGCTAAGACTATAAATTCACAATTTGAATTATAATATAGTATGTGCTATAATTCTACAAGGAGATAAAAATGGCCGAAGATATAGAAAATCAAGTACAATCAACAATGCCTATTGTTGGATTAGAAAACGTTGATCCAATGCTTTACCCTACAGAGGTAGCAATAGATCCAAATTTAAGAAATTTTGCAAAAGTTAGAAGACTTAGCAATCAAGTTGTAGGATTCTTAACATATCAAGAAGGAACAACTAATAATGTTTTACCAGAAGATAACGATCACTTTTACTGGTTAGAATTTACACAAACTGCACACAATAAAGCAGCAATGCCTGGAAATCCATCAGCACCAGAAATTGAAATTAAAGCATACGTTGATGGTCAACCAGTTGGTTTAATGGATGATTTTCAGGTGGGTGTAGTTTGGGAACCAACAGTTAAAAAATTCTTACCTAAGATTGATTTTGGTGACATGAGTAGAGAATTCTTTGTGTTTGATTACAACACATGGCAATGGAAATCTCCTCTATTTGAAGGTGGAAAGATGTTAATTTGGAATCCACTAAATAGAGAATACGAAGAATACGTATACAGTAACCCACAGTAAGCATAATACATGCCAATACTAGAGTCGTTTCCTATTTTAAAAGAAATTGATGGAATTATAAATCCACCACAAGCAGCACAAAAATTTATTCCTGATTGGTATAAATCACTAGATATACATATATACGGACAAACAAAAACAACAGTTCATCCAGACATACCATCAGAAAGTAATTTTACAGTAAAAGGATGTTCGTCTTTTTTTGACGCATTGACACATGGATATATTTATACACTTCCAGCAGATATAGAGTTTGAAGGACTTCCTGCTGGTAAGTTAAAAGTTCAAATGAATGTTCATGAAGATTTTGTAGTTAAAATGCTTAATGGTCCAGCAGATAAATCAATAGTAAACTCTCTTCCAGTAGGCAAAGAATTTTATGAACATCTATTAATGTGGAGTTTTGATTTTTCATTAAAAACACCTAAAGGATATAGTATTCTTTTTTGCCATCCTCTTAATAGATTTGAACTGCCATTTCAAACATTTAGCGGGGTAGTTGAAACTGATGAATATAGTCAGGCTATACACTTTCCATTCTATATAAAGAAACTAGATGCTGGTGAAAAAATAATGCTTAAAAAAGGAACTCCTATAGTTCAAATAATCCCATTTAAAAGAGAGCATTGGAAGATAGAAAATAAACCATTTTCTCAAAAGGTATATGATTTTATAATGAAACAAAATTTTCAATTAAAGTCAATTATAGGAAGATCTTATAAACTACAATGGTGGAAAAGAAAAAAATATGAATAAAATAACATTTAGACCGATGACGCAGGCTGTAACTAATTTTTCAGTGGCTCCAGTTCCAGCAAAACAAGCCTTGCCCCAATGGTATAAAGAGGCCTCTCCGTATGTTTATGATGAAAAAGAGATAGGTATGCACCCCAATCCAAATGCTGGTATATCAAACGCCACTATAAAGGCATGTGTTCCATTTTTAGATGCAATGACCACTGGCTACATGATTACCTTGGTATCAGATATAGAATTAAGAAAAACAGACAAGAAAGAGATATTAATTAGATGGAGTCAGCCATACTTAAATATGGTAGAAGGTCATCATCCAGATCAAATAGAAACTTTACCATTTGAAAATGGTGAATTTAAAACTATATCAAAATGGTTGTTTGATTGGAAAATAGAAACACCACCTGGATATAGTTGTTTGTATACTCACCCAATTAATAGGCATGACCTACCATTCAGAACCTTCTCTGGTGTAGTTGATACAGATACGTTTCCAGATGCAGTTCATTTTCCTTTTAGTATTTTAAATTTTGAAGGAGACAGAAAGATTATTCCTATGGGAACTCCAATCTGTCAAGTATTTCCATTTAAGAGAGATGAGTGGCAATCTGAGGTATTACCACTTGAGCCATACTTAAAAGAAAAGGCTACCTTTAGCATATTAAAAGTAATCGGTAGATCCTATAAAAGACAATTTTGGCATAAAAAGACCTATAATTAATTTGTAGGGTGGTATAATTAAAAAAGGTGATAATCAATGGCATTTCCTGCTACATATAATTTTAACTACTATAGAGGAGATAGTTACTCCTTTTCAATTACCCCTAAAAATGCAAATGGCACAACATTTGATTTAACTGGGTACTCAGCATCTTTTAACATTGCTACAGCCAGAGGATCTTCTGGAGTATTCGTTACAGATGGCTCAGCAACTATAGATACAATTAACGGAAGAGTTGATTGTGCTATTACACCAACAGTTGGTGTAGAACTAGGATTAACAACATACTACTATGATGTAGAAATTACTAAGAACGATAAAGTCTATACAGTAGTTACAGGAACAATCAATGTAACACAAGACATAACTGGTGCTGGTGCCTAATGCCAGTAGTAGACCTAGGTAGTGCTTCAGTAACTATATTCGGTCCACCAGAAATAATCTCTGTCTCAGTAGAACGTGGCACAAAAGGTGACACAGGAACACGTGGCAGCGTAATATACAGTGGAACAGCAAATCCTCAAGACGCAGACTTCTCATCACTTCCTCCAGCAGTAAGAGATTTATACATCAAGACTTTGGCGGGTAGCGATAATTATGGATCAATATTTCAATATAGATTAGTACTAGGTAATTTTGTATGGGTAGAAATTGTAGACTGGAATGATATTGTAAATCAATTCTTCCAAGATAATCCAGATTATTTATTAGATTATGTATCTGACTTTGAAGCAAATACTACATATTTAAAAATTAATACAGCAGCATCTACATACCTTACACTAGCCTCAGCATCCTCAACATATGTTCCTCAATCAAATTATTCATATCAAAATATTCCAGTATCTGTTTATGAAAATATTCCAAGTCTTCCAAATCCAGAAAATCATATTGGAAAATTATATTTAGTAAGATCTGAGTCATCTATTTATTATGGATACCAAGGTGCTTCTGGTGGTGCTGTGTGGTTTAGAATGCTTCATACAGAAGAAGCAAACGAAACATACGTAACACAGATTAACGCCGCAGAGACATACGTTCCACAAGCACAAGAAGTAGAAACTTCCGCAAGCACAACATACGTTATTCAAGGGTCAGACAGATCAAAGGTAAAACTTTTTGACAATTCTAACAATATATCTGTTATAGTTCCAAATGCTGGAAGTGCAACGTTTCCAATAGGAACAAAAATAGATTTAATACAGGTTGGACAAGGTCAGGTTACAGTATCTGGTGCAGTTGGAGTAACTGTAAACGGAAACCCAGGAACAAGATTAAATGGTCAATGGGCACAAGGTTCAATAATTAAAACAGCAGCAAACACGTGGGTAATATATGGAAACCTATCCTCGTGATACAATTAAAAGGGTGATTAAATAATGCCATTTCCAGTATCATACGATATAAACTATTATCAGGGTGACACCTACGAATTACTTTTGCAACCAAAAGATTCTTCTGGTGCAGCAATGAACCTTACAGGCTATGCTGGGCTATTTACAGTATCAACAGCACGTGGAGATTCAGGAATTACAGTAGCAAGCGGAACGGTAACAGTATCAAGCGGATCAAATATATTTTGCACATTAGCAGCGTCTGCTGGAAATAATTTATTAGCAAGTTCATATGTTTACGACATTCAACTATCAAGTGGATCAACAGTATACACACTGTTAACTGGCAACGTTAATGTTACTCAAAATATTAAAGAAGCATTAACATAAGAGGTCACCATGGCTATTAACCTAATTGTTCAAGACGATAACCTAACAGTATACGGTCCACCACAATCACTAGAATTAGCAGTTGACATTGGGCCAAAGGGTGATAAGGGAAACAAAATATATTCTGGCCCTGGAAATCCAAATACTAACAGTGGATTATTTATTAATGACCCAGCCTCAATATCAGATATCTTTATTAGAAATGATTTAGGAGCAGATTATGGGGTTGTATATCAATATAGGTCAGTTCCAGGTGGAAACGAATGGCAGTCAGTTCTTAAATTTCAACCAATTACATATTCAGAAATAATTGATGTTCCATTTACTTCGGGATCAGCCTCATTCTTAATTCCATTAACATCTTTATATGTTGATGCACCATTAAACTTAACAGCAGAAAATATATCAATCCAACTTACACCAAAGCATACAGCACCAGTTGCTATAACGATTTCAAACAAATTAGTGACCTCTGGAACCAGTAGATCTCTACAAGTATCGCTTATTGGAAAAGAACTATCTGGATCAGTCACAAATCTAAGTGGAACAGTATCAATTAATGTTAGTTTAAGCATAGTGATATAATTTATAGAGGTGATCATTCTTGGCTAATCAAGGTCAATTATTAAGTGCAATTTCAGGTTATGAAGAAACCGAATTCGATACTCTAATTCCTCAAATCAATAGCACAGCAGATGTTATAGAGGCTTTTAAACAATATCACTATGGACTATCAGATTTTAATGGAACAGTTGACCCATCTCCAAATAGTATTCACTCGCATCTTTCAGGTATTAATTCTAGAGTATCAACACTAGAAAGTACACCAACTGGTGGAGGTCTAGTTACAGAAAACATTCCCCACTTAGTTATAAGAACAGATCTAAGCACCGCAGAAGTTCCAGAAGGTTTTATGTGGGTAGACGAAGATGGGTCTGTAGCAAACGTTGTTTCAGCAGGGGTAGTTTCACTAATTAATGACGAACCAGCCTCACCAACACACGGTCAGGTTTGGGTAGATAAGGATTACAACATAGCATCTGTTAATTTATCAAACTATGCTACACTAGATTCATTGACTCAATTACAAAACACAGTAACAGCACTAACAGCAAGAGTGGACGCAATAGAAGGTCTTGCTTTAGTAGGACTATAAGGAGAATAAATGCCAAATACATTTAAAGCGTTGTCAAGAGGAGCAGCAACAACTAGTGCTTCAACTGTTTACACAACCCCAACAACAGCACCAAATCCAACAACAACATTAATTAATAATATTCTTGTTGCAAATACAGCAAGTGCTGCAGCAACCTTTACTATTTTGTTTAATGATGTTGCAGTTGCGGCTGCATCAACAGTTCCAGGAAACGACTCTGTAATTCTAGATATTAAACAGATACTTCCAGAAGGCAATACAATTAAAACTTTTGCTTCAGCAACCACAGTAAGTTTTCACATCTCTGGTTTAGAAATTTCATAGTATTGACACCACTAAAGGTTAGGGTGTACAATTGTCTATACATGTTCTAAAGGAGGACATCAATGGAATCAGTACTAAATAAAAAAGTTTTAAGTTCAGCACTTAATGCTTTTATTATCGCACTCGTAACTCAATTTGTTGCTACAGGTGCAGACCTAACATCTCTATCAGGAGATGCTCTAGGAACAGTCCTAAACTCAGCAGTTTCTGCAGCAGTTTGGGTTGTAATTCGTGCAGTGAATCCAAAAGATACCAAGTTTGGTTTTGGTGCACAACCAGAAGTAGCACCTAAAGCAAAAAAGAAATAAGCACATTCAAAACTGGGGGGTCTGAAAAGGATCCCCCTTTTTTTGTTCGTGATATAATTTTTATGAGGAATAAATATGCCATCTAGACTAATTACAAATAAAGCACTATCTTCAAATGTTGCAACACTAACAACATCAACTCCTCATGGAGTTTCCGCTGGCACATATATTACAGTTGTCAATGTAGATTCCACATTTAATGGATCATATACCGTTTTAGGAACCCCACAAAATAATACACTTACATACGCAAAAGTTTCAGCAAGCGTTGCATCTACAGCAGTTCCAGGAAGTGCTAGTGCTAACGTTCTATATGCAACAGTAAACGAACAAGCAAGACCAGGCTATATGTACGATAAGACATCAGACTCATGGTTTCCAATTGCAGGAAAAGTAGATACTGGTAAAAACTATACATGGACTGGAACACAACTTTTTCAAGCACCAGCAACTTTTCAAGATCAAATTAAAGCAACCTCAGCAAGCGTTAGCGGATCTGTATCAATAGGAACATCAGCAAGCATTAATCAAAACTTGATAGTAAATGGAAGCATTACTCTAAAAGGTGGAATAAATGTTTTCGCTTCAGATGCTGCTAGAAACTCAGCACTTCCAAATCCAGTTGCTGGAACATTGGCATATGTTCCAAGTCTAAATAAATTATATATATATGATGGGAACGCTTGGGACATTATAGTCACAGCAAATCAGGCATAGGTGAAAAAATGAGAATTAATACAACTAATCTAAGTGGAACAAAAACTTTAAATGCAAGAAAAATACCTAAGAGTATTTACGCAAGTGCAAATAAAAACTATAAAAGAGAATATAATGATAATTTTACAAAGTTGGGTGCCTGGATTAATTTAAAGTCTGGATGGACATTTGGTAGTGGTCAGGCTACAACAACTCAGCCATCTACTAACTATACCCTTTCAGTATCAGATGTTAATGCTAGAAATATTGATGCTCAAATAAATCTTAATCAAAGTGGTGCTGGAATAGCATTTTGGGTAGAAAGTCCAAATACGTGGTGGGCAGCAATTCCATACTATACTACAAACTCAGAGCAGTATATTTCATCATATTATTATTGCAACTGTCAGCAATGTTGTTGGGGATATTATTGTAGACCAAGACCACAAACAGGATGTCACAGTACATGCGGAGAATGCGGATGCTGGTCATGTCCAAATTATTCAACAGGAACTAGATATAATTACTTTTTAAGAATATTACAATCAGTAGATGGAACAGTATCAGTTAGACAAGACACTAATTTTAATTCAAGACTTAATGACGATACCGATAACTTAACTGGAATGAGGATAGTTACAAACGGTCCATCGGTAACAGTATACGCAAAAGATAATGCTGGAAACTTTTTAGAAACAACAAACTCATTTACAGCATCATCTCTTCCTGTAGGAATTTTAAGTGGCATTATGTTTGCTCCAGGGGGATATGCAGAAACTGCTGTTATTACAAGTTTTTCAAGTAAGGCCGTAGAATAATGGCACAATCAGCATGGCAAAGATGGAAAGAAGCGAACCGTGGCAATGCAAAGCCATGGGATATGCTAAATCCAAATGTTAAAAGAGTTCCAGAACATATATCAGAAGAAAGACTAAAAATTTGTTTATCTTGTGATAGATTTATGAAGGCCACAAGAACATGCAAAGAATGTGGATGTTTCATGGATGCTAAAACAAAAATAGGACACGCATATTGCCCACTAGGAAAGTGGAGCGAATTCGAAGAGTAATGTATAATAAGGATAGGAGGATACAATGTCAATAAACAATCCAGAAACATTTCCAGCCCCATTAATTTTTGCATTAGTGGTAGACGGAGAAGTTGCAGAATTATTAAATTGCAACGATAAACTAGCAGCAGTTCTTCAAAGCAACCCAACAATTATAGATGTAACAAACAGAAACATCATAACAGAAGGTCCACACGAAGGTTGGACTTGGGATGGAGAAGAATTTCACAATCCAAGAAATACTGCTCCAGTCACAGGTTTAGATCTACCATAGGAATAATATGGCTAGTGTAAACGATAGTATAGGAAAACTTGCAAGAGTTTATGATTCATCCACAGACACATGGATACCTTTAATTGGTGCACCAGCACCACATACACATGATATATCATCACTAGGACTTGTTCAAATTACTAATCCTCAAGACGGAGACGTTTTAGTTTATAGTTCTTCAGCAAGTGCATGGATAAATCAACAACCATAGTTGACAATACAAGTAGTAATTGATATACTTTATTAAAACAGAAAGAGAATAATGTCCCAACCAACAATTTGCTTCTTAACATACGATTGGGCTTTTGGAACAAACCCACTACAACCAAATGGATGTGCTTGGTATAGGTGCATGTTACCAATGAAAGAATTAGAAAAGCATGGATGGGCCACTGGCATTGGATTTCCTGCATTTGCTCCAGAACATGGCTTTGGATTATTAATCCCAGACTCAAAAGCAATACATGGTTGGGAAATTGTAGTTCTTAAATTAATGATGCTTGATAGATTTGTTGAAGAAATTCCAAAAGCACAAGCATTAGGTCAAAAAATAGTTATAGATATTGATGATCATCATGCTGGACTAGAAAAAACCAATATGGCATATACAGCAACAGATCCAAAAGTTAACCCTAAAAATAATAGAGAACACTATTTTAAAACTATGGATATGGCAGATGCCTTGATCACATCAACCCCTTTCTTAGAACAATACTATAAAAAGAAATATCCAGACAAGCCAATATTTATGGTTAGAAATGCAGTTGACCCACAATACTTTAAATTTAGAAAAGATAAGTCAGACAACTGGCCAGTCCTTGGTTGGGTAGGGGCTACACCATGGCGTTCAAACGATCTAGAAACCCTTAATCCCTTTGTAGGAGAATTCTTAAATGATAAGAAGTGGCGTTTTCATCATTCTGGGCATATCTTAAATGCACCTACTGTAGAAGAACAGTTGGGGGTACCTCATAATTTATTTACATCAGAACCAATGCAACCAATATTAACATATGGAGAAATGTTTAAAAGAATAGATATTGGAATTGTTCCTTTGAATAATGTTGAATTTAATCTTGCAAAATCTTTTATTAAAGGTTTAGAATACAGTGCAGCAGGAGTGCCTTGGATCGCTACAGACCTTGAGGAATACTCATATATCAATAAAGAATTTGGTATAGGAAGGGTTGCCTCTACTAAGGATGAATGGTTGGGTCATCTAGAAGAATTATCAAATGTAAAAGTAAGAAATAAAGAACGTCAAAAGAATATGGAATTAGTAAGGCAGTTCCATACTATGGAAAAACGTGGTCCTGAATGGGATCGTGTTTATAAAGAAATACTGGCTATTTAATACCAGCCGTGCTGGCTTCTAAAATGCCAGGCATTACATCCATTACCATAAATTAATTTTACATATATAACCATTGCGTCAATTTGGTCATAAGGATTCTTAGTCTTTTTATAATCCACTAATCCCCATGTGCTGTTTAAAAATTGACCTATTCCAAATGCTGTTGATTTAGGATTTTGAGCAAGTGGATTCCAATCACTTTCTTTATCAACAATATTGAAATAACATGATTCTTCATTATCTGGAACTACATCTTTTAAATACTCTTGATAGGCAGCAATTGCCTTATCTGATTTAGGATCTTCAAATCTAGCCTTAGAACGTGCTGCAATGGTGCTAGAAGCCTCTCTAGCGGCCTGTACAGCCCCTAAAACACTTGAAGTGGTCTGCCCTTCTGGGACGACCACTAACGGTTCTGCGGGGTATAAAATATGCGATCTTTCCAGTCGATTTGAATAAGTTCCAACAATAATAAATGCCATTAATGCTAATAATACTTTCTTCATAAGTTACCTCCTTGAAGAAGCCATTTTTAGTTACCATACTAGTATAACCCTTGAATTCCCAAAAATCAAGTATTTTTAAAAATTGTTATAAGTGAGGTTATTTTATATTTCTTATATCTTTAAATGTGTTAATAGCGTCTTTAATTCTTTTTTGAGTATTTGTGCCCAAATCAAAGTTACTGCTACATGATATGCAATAAATAATTGGCTCATCATTCTTACCAATTTTTGTAATTATGATATCTGATTCATCAAAAGGACATGTGATTTTTTGCACAAGCCCTTTTCTGGCTAATTTATTATAAAGATGAATATCTTGAAAAGTTATCATTGACTCTCCTCATAAAGTCGTGTACAATACTATTATCTCACAAAATCAAACAAACAGGAGTTGTATTTAATAATGTCATTTATTAATGAAAACGGATCAATTACAGATCCATATAAGAATTTTATTCACGTATCAAGATACGCAAGGTGGATACCAGATCAAAATCGTAGAGAAACTTGGGTAGAGACTGTGTCACGCCTTATGAACTTTATGAAAGACCACTTAGTATTAAACTATGGTTATAGCCCAAACGCTAAAATTTTTGATGAAGTAAAGGATGCAATTTTAAATCATAAGGTAATGCCTTCGATGAGAGCATTGATGACAGCAGGACCTGCTTTAGAACGTGATCACATTGCTGCCTATAACTGCTCTTTTATCGCAGTTGATAGCCCACGTGCATTTGATGAGGCAATGTATATTTTAATGAACGGAACTGGTGTAGGGTTTTCAGTAGAATCAAAATACGTAAACGAAATGCCAATAATCGCAGAATCATTTAACCAAACAGAAACAACAATTGTTGTAGAAGATTCTAAACTTGGATGGGCAAAAGCATTAAAAGAATTAATTGCTTTGCTTTATCAAGGACAAATTCCTAACTGGGATATGTCAAAAGTTAGACCAGCAGGTGCAAGACTAAAGACTTTTGGTGGCCGTGCATCTGGTCCTGGACCGCTTAATGCTCTATTTGTATTTGTAACAGATACATTTAGAAATGCTGCAGGTCGTAGACTAAAGTCTGTAGAAGCACATGACATCATGTGTAAAGTTGGAGAAGTAGTGGTTGTTGGTGGAGTTCGCAGAAGTGCACTAATCAGCCTATCTAACTTAGATGACTTTGAAATGGCAAAAGCAAAAAGTGGATCATGGTGGGAACAAAATGGTCAACGTGCATTAGCAAACAACTCTGCTGTTTATAATGCTAAACCAAGCGTTGCACAATTCCTCCGTGAATGGAGAAACTTATATGAATCTAAGTCTGGAGAACGTGGCATATACAATATGGACTCTGTTCGCAAACATGTCGAATCATTTGGTCGTAGAGATGCTTCACTTGTTGCAGGCACAAATCCTTGTGGAGAAATTATTCTCCGTCCTAATGAATTTTGTAATCTAACAGAAGTTGTTATCTCAGCAGAAGATACAAGAGAAGACTTACTAGATAAAGTTAGACTAGCAACAATACTTGGAACATGGCAATCAACATTGACAGACTTCAAGTACATCAGAAAGTCATGGAGAGATAATTGTGAAGAAGAAAGACTATTAGGTGTTTCACTAACAGGTATCTATGGAAATAAAATAACTTCTACTCCTGGAAAACCATTAGAACAGTTATTGACTGACATGAGAACTGAAGCAGTAAGAATTAATGAACACGAAGCAAAAAAACTAAACATTAATCCTTCTGCATCAATTACTTGCGTTAAGCCTTCTGGCACTGTAAGTCAATTGGTCGGGGTGTCAAGTGGTATTCATCCATGGTACTCAGAATATTATTTAAGAAGCGTTCGTGGCTCAAACAATGATCCATTAACACAATTCTTAAAAGATTCTGGTATTCCAAATGAACCAGATGTAATGAAGCCTGATGAAACAACAGTTTTCTATTTTCCTCAAAAGGCTCCTAAGAATGCAACTGTTACAAAAGATTTAACAGCCATAGATCATTTAGAAATGTGGAAAACATACAGAACATATTGGACAGAACACAATCCAAGCGTTACTGTAAATGTCCACGAAGACGAATGGTTAAGAGTTGGTGCCTGGGTATTTGATAACTTTGACTCAATTGGCGGAGTATCTTTCTTGCCAGCAAGCGAGCACACATATAAGCAAGCCCCATACCAAGAAATCTCTAAAGAAGAATATGAAGCGTGGGTAAGTAAATCACCTTCAAATATTCAATGGGAAATGATATCTTTGTATGAAAAAGAAGATGGAACAACTGGAACACAAGAATTGTCCTGTGTTGCTGGGGTATGCGAAATAGTCGATATTTCTAAATAGTCATCGTGCTAAAATAGATTAGAGGTAACATGACCCATATAATTTCTAATCTATACGCTTCTAAAATATTTGCTGAACACCCAGTAGCATTATGGGCATTGGATGATGAAGCATATAATCCATCACTATTTACAGTTCAACAAAAGAGCATATCAAGCCTATCAATAGAAGACTTTGCAGAATGGGTATCGGCATCTAGTATCACTACAACCTCAGCACCTCTACCAGAAGAATCATCTGCAGTTCTTTCTAGAACAGACATTAATGAAAATTTTGTAACAATAAATGGACCAATAGTTAGTGCAAGTGCTCTAGATCCAACTAAGCCAACAGTGTGCTTAAATACTTTTGTTTATGCCATAAGTACACTTACTGACTACTACGAGTTAGGAATTTTATATGGACTTTCTGGATCAGCAACACATTATGACAAGATAGACGTAAACGCTCTAGGAATAACAGCATGGCAAAAACTTCAATTTACTTCCATAATTCCAAATAATGCACAAACAATTCAACCAATTATAAAAGTTAAATACATAGATGGTGCAACAATAGAAGAGTATGATATCTGGTTTAATGCACTATCACTTGGTCAATGGTCAGAAGAGTTTAACTGGGAAACAACTGGTAATATTCTTGACGAACTAACAGACAATGACTTAATAGATCTACTTCCAGATACTAATTATAAAGTTATGACAGCAGATGCATATGGCTTTGATGATCAATACAACGGCTATTACATAGTTGATAACTCTAAACCGCTATCAATAAACACAAGTATGCCCATGGTGTATGGATCTGGAAACATAACTCATATAGAAGCCCCAATTACATCAGGAATGCCAGGGCTAGTTATACCAGGCAAAGGATTTTTAAATGAATCAGGAAGATATCAAAATAGAACTTTTGAATTTTGGCTAAGAACATATAGTGACATGCATCAAGAATTTAGAATAATGGGACCACTTGCATCTACAGATGGCTTGTATATAAATCAAGAATACTTAGTTTTAAAAATAGGCAAAAATAAAAAATCATACTTTATTGGAAAATGGTTTAGACCAATGCTAATTGATATTAAATATAGTCAGAATTTAGCAACCATATTATTAAATGGAGAAGAAGTTCTCTCTATGGATATAGATCAGGACTATACAAACTTTCCACTGTCTAATCAAGATTGGATAGGATTCTTTGGACACTCAGACCTACACCCATACGATATAGACTGCATTGCTATTTATCCATATCTAGTTCCAGCAGAAGTTGCCAAAAGAAGATTCGTGTATGGTCAAGGAGTAATAGGATCTGAAATTATAGTTAATAACTTTGACGGCAACTCTTTATATGTTGACTTCCCATTTGCAAACTATGCTGCCACCATGAACTATCCAGAAACAACAACATGGAATTCGGGGTATTTTAATAATTTAAATGTAACATCTAAATACATAGCAATGCCAGAATACGAATTACCAGAATTACTACATACTGAAGATATAGGTGATTTAGACATATATGCTGATAACTATGCAATACAGGCTGGAAGTGCTACATTCTTTAAGTTTAGACCAGATGAAGAAGAATATACTCAAAACTCATATTTATATTTTAATAACATAGCCAAACTATCCTCGCCAACAAAGTCAATATTTGGAATATTTGAAACTACAGATCCTTTAATAAATACTAAAAAAACTATTATGAAATTTACTAATGCTGCAAATAACAATATATTTGAAGTAGCCCTAAATAGTTCAAGTATTCAATACCTATATAACGAAGACCTAGTTCACTCAGCATCCACATCTGCTTCACAGTACTTTATGGTTGGCTTAGACCTAGACAAGATAACATCAAGCGGATTAGTTGGAAACTTCTTCTCTAATCCACAAAACGTATCTCTAAGCGTAGGTGGGGACGGAACCAATACATTTACAGGAAAAATATTTAACGTTACCATGAACAATAAGTTCTTTACAGACAAAGATACAACAGAGTGGTTTACAGATAATGGATTTATAGACTACGATCCAAATGTAGACCCAACAGTATTGCAATACATAGGATGCTACACATTTAGGCCAGATAGATCAAGTCCAGTAGTTTACTTTGATATAGCGTCTTCTGGTTATTGGGAAAACTCTATGCCACTTTCATACTTTGGCAAATACATCACAGACAAGTTTGGCAATTCTTACTACGACCTAGACATGATTCAGTTTAATATTGACTACTCTTCAAATCCAATAGTTAATATTCCACAACATCAAAATAGTCAGTTTGAAAATCACGCATTGAAGTCTTATATAACACTACAGCACTATTCCCAAGTAGGAAAAATACCTTATTCACAATACTCAAATGTAGATCAAAATACAAACCCTAGGGTAGTTGACTTTGATAACAGCCTAGACGTAATATCTACAAAGTTTGAAGTAGTTGACGGATCTGTTATATTCCCACCAAAAGAACTAATTGACTTTGAAGAATACTACATAACAGTTCACTTAGAAGTTAAATCTACTGGCATACAAACTTATCCTACAGCAATTCCTAGCATGTCTTTGAGTTCAGTAGTTCATAACGATACAGAGTTCTTTGCAATCAATACAAAGACTGGAAACAAAATATATCCAGTGGTCAAGTATGGAAATGTATATTCACATAAATCAAAGAATCCTTTTAGAATATATAAAGACTCAACACCATACCTATACCTAACAGGTGACTCAGGAATTCAGTGTATGACACAGGGAGAAGTTGGGGTAGTTAAGGGATTCTCAATACCTATCAATAGTCAGAAGTCATCTGAGTATATTTTTGGCGGTATGCAATTATGGCTTATGTATAATCAAAATGAATATATATCAGAACCAAAGAAACTAGGAAGAATCATAACTCCCAATAAAGAACTAGATATCTTCTTAATTCCAGAAGTATCTGGAAATGCTAAAAGAGGATTTATAAAGGTATATGACTCAGAAACTGGATATGAAGATATAACTATTGATTTCTATCAAAATGGTATAAAGATTCAAAACCCTGTTATCAAACCCCTAATGTGGACATCCTTAGTAATGTCCTTTGGAGAATCCATTCCTGTCAATGGGGTATCTGGACAATTAGAACTTTATAACGGATTTGTATACAACAATATGGCCTTCTTCAAGAGATCATCCCTAGTTTTGGGTCAAAGTATTAATGAAAGAATTTGGCAGCAGGTTAAGACCACCGAGGCATTAATCAACAATCAGATACAACAAGTAGACCTTCAATGGGAAGATTGGTATATTTCATTCTGGTTAGATTTGATTGAAAGAAGAACAACTTTAACTTATATTATTGACGGAGAAAGAATATTTGGATCATTCTTAGGTATATCTAACTCTATTATTTCAGATGATTCAATTGTTGAGTTAGAATCTGAAGGTGCAGATGTATTTTCTGATATTGAGTGGGATCAATATGTTGGCAAACCAGTATAATATGGTATACTTGGTGTCATGAATAATAAAAAACTAAAGAATAATGGTAAGCCTAAGATAACAGTAGTAGAAAAACAATCAGACTGGGGTATTTATGTCTGGATGTGTGATCTAGATAATAAACCATTCGGTGATGGAAATGGAAATATCATGAACATTCCAGGTAGACCATATGATTTAGAAAAGATGGCCAAACTAAGACAAGCAGCAGAACATTACGGTGCCCCTGCTGGTAAGGTTCAGTTTATGGCTGGAGTAAATAGAGTAACAGAAGAACAACACGCAGAGCAAATAGAAAGAATGAAATCAGGCCTAATTCCAAGTGAAACAGATATCGGTGCTTGGATGGCTGCAGAAAAAGGATTTAGAAAACATGGACAATGACGAATTAGTAGCAAGAATAGATAATCTTGATAGGTCAGAAAAAAAAGAAAAAAATGACCCATTTAGCACTAGTGTTGAACTAGTAAAATCATACGATGGAATGACACATAATTTTAAACGTAAGGCATCAAGAGTTGTAAATAAAGCATTTGCTGGTATAGACGATACAAAGTCTAAACAACTATTTCCAGAACAAGATATGGTTACAGCATATGGTCTTTTTGATGTAGTGATCCCGCCATACAACCTAGATGAACTAGCATATTTTTATGAAAACTCATTTGCAAATCATGCGGCAATCAGTGCAAAGGTATCCAATATAGTAGGTCTTGGATACGGATTTGAAATGACGGACATGACAATAGCAAGATTAGAAGAAGCACCAAACGAAGAATCTTTAATGAGAGCACAAAGAAAGATTCAAAGAACAAAAGCAGCATTGACAGATTGGCTAGAAAGCCTAAACGATGAAGATACATTTACACATGTTTTGGAAAAAGTATATACAGATGTTGAAACAGTAGGAAACGGATACATTGAAGTTGGAAGAAAAGTCAATGGAGAAATCGGATACATTGGACATATTCCAGCAACAACAATTAGAGTTCGCCGTATGCGTGATGGGTACATTCAGATAGTAAATCAAAGAATTGTATACTTTAGAAACTTTCAAGGTAAAGATGCAAATCCAGTAACAAACGATAATAGACCAAATGAATTAATTCACATTAAGAAATATTCACCAAAGAACTCATACTATGGAGTTCCAGATACAGTGGCAGCAGCAACCTCAATGGTAGGAAACGAATTAGCAGCAAAATACAATGTTGACTATTTTGAAAACAAGGCTGTTCCTAGATATATTGCAACCTTAAAGGGTGCCAAACTAAGTTCAGATGCAGAAGATAAGTTCTTTAGATTTATGCAGGCTGGATTAAAGGGACAAAGTCACAGAACTTTGTTTATACCACTTCCTGGAGATAGCCAAGATAATAAGGTTGAATTTAAATTAGATCCAATTGAGAACGGTGTTCAAGATGGATCATTCGATAGATACCGCAAGGCTAACCGTGATGACATTCTCATGGCACATCAAGTTCCTTATTCAAAAGTTGGTGGAGGTGCAGGGGTATCAATCGCATCTGCACTAGTCGCAGACAGAACATTTAAAGAGCAAGTTGCAAGACCATCTCAAAGAAACCTCGAAAAGACTATCAATAAGATTGTTAAAGAAAAAACAGATATGGTAGTTTTAAAGTTTAATGAACTAACACTCACTGACGAACAAACTCAAAGTCAGATTGATGAGAGATACCTTCGTATGCAAGTTCTAGTTCCTAACGAAGTCCGTGAAAGACTTGGATACCCTGTAAGACCAGGTGGCTCAGATCCAGTATTGATGGGTGCACAAGCCAGAGCAGAGCAGACCGCACAAGCCACAGGTAACAGACTAAGAGACCAAGCAAGAACCGACAACGCATCAGATTCTACTTCAACCACTGATGGACGAAATCCACAGGGCGAGGGTAGAAGACAACAATAGTGTTATAATATTAAAAATACCTATAAACACTTATTATAATAGAGGTAGTATGACTAACATGCATAAAGCATTCTGGCACTCAGAAGATAACAGTATCAAGTTATCCATGCCAATTGCTAAAGTCGATAAAGAGAAACGAATGGTTTCTGGTTTCGCAACCCTTGACAACGTTGACAAGCAAGACGATATTGTCCCAACAGATGTAAGCGTCAAGGCCTTCGAACGTTTTCGTGGCAACCTTCGTGAAATGCACATGCCTATTGCAGTCGGCAGGGTAGTGTCATTTAAATCAGATAAATTTTATAATAAAGAAGAAGACAAATTTTATAATGGGGTGTATGTAGATGCCTATATTTCTAAAGGTGCTCAAGATACTTGGGAAAAAGTTCTTGATGGCACTCTTTCTGGCTTTTCTATTGGTGGCAGCATCAAAGATTCTGAAAGCATATACAACACCGACATGGATAAAGCGGTTCGTGTTATTAAGGACTATGACCTCCACGAACTCTCATTGGTAGACAACCCAGCAAATCAATTTGCAAACATTGTGTCAATTGAAAAATTGGCTGATGGCCAAAATAAAATAGATGGTATCATTAGTAAGGTAGACCTTGAAAATGTTTACTGGTGTGAACCTGATTCACTCATTAGACTTTCTCAAGACGAATCCTCTGCATGCCCATCTTGCGATAAAGGCATGAGCAACATTGGCTTCGTTGAATCAAATGATAACGAAAAGAATTCTGTGATTAAAGGTTTATTAGCATCGCAGAAAATTAGACTTGGTGAACAATTAACCAAGGCTGACAATCCTATTAAGGAGGGGAATAATATGGCAAATGAAAATGTTGAAGTTGCAGCAACTGAAGAAGTTGTAGCAGCAGAAGAAAACATTGTAAAATCTGAAGACGAATCCACACCTGAAGCAGCACCTGCTGAAGAAGCAGCACCTGCAGAAGAAGCAGCACCTGCTGAAGAAGCAGCACCTGCAGAAGAAGCAGCACCTGCTGAAGAAGCAGCACCTGCTGAAGAAAAAGTGGAAGATGCTCCAGCAGAAGATGCCGCCACTCCTGCCGAAGAAGCACCTGCTGATTTGGCAAAGGCTGTAGGTACAGTACAAGAATCTATTGATGAGGTTCAAAATACAGTTGCTTCAGCACTTGGAGAATTGGTGGCAACAGTAAAGTCACTAAATGAAACAGTGGCATCATTGAAAAAAGACATTGCTTCCGCTAAAGAGGAACTAACAGCAGTAAAAGGCAATGTAGAAGAGTTTGGAAAGCGTGTTGACTCACTAGAAGACGACACAGCAGTCCGCAAGTCTGGCGATCTCGGCGGGATCGTTCAAGAAGAAAAAATAACAACAAAAAGCATGTGGGGCGGGCGTTTCCTCAAATCCGCTGACCTATATCGCTAAGTTCACTGGGAGGTGAAATAATTATGGCAGATGAAATTTTAGAAAAGGCTGCTTCAACAGGATCAATCGTGTCTGGTGGCGTGGGTGCAGTATCCGCTCCAGCAGCAGGTGATCTAGGTGTTTATGGTTCCACTACAAATGATGGTGGTATCCTTTCACCAGAACAGTCTCGTCAATTTATCGAATACATTTTCGAACAACAAGTTTTGGCTCGTGATGGTCGCAGAGTAACAATGCGTACCAATGCAGCAGAACTTGAAAAACTAAATGTTGGAGAACGTGTAATCCGTGCCGCTGCTCAAGCAGATGCAACTTACACAAACGCAGGTGTTACTTTCACAAAGGTAGAACTTTCAACAAAGAAAATTCGCCTTGACTGGGAAGTATCAACAGAAGCACTAGAAGATAACTTGGAAGGTGCAGGATTAGAAGATCATTTAGTTCGTGTAATGACTCGTGCATTCGCAAACGATCTTGAAGATCTTGCAATCAACGGAACTGGAACAGGTTCCAATGCTTTCTTGAACATCATGGAAGGCTTCGTTGCAAAAGAAAATGCTTCAACAAACACAGCAACATTCGGTACAGATGTAGAAGATTTACAAGCATTGGTATTAGCAATGCCACGTAAATATCGTGCATCACGTGCTGCAATGAAGTTCTACGCAGATACAGAAACAGTATCAGCAATCATCAACGGACTAGGCTCATCAGGCAACTTAAACAGCGAAAGAATCGTTGAAAGAGTTGTTGGTGGTCAAGAACCACAAGTACTTGGTGCTCCAATTGCTTACCGTGTTCTTGGTCTTCCACTTTTGGAAGTTCCTTTGATGCCAGCAAACCGTGTTGTATTGACATTCCCAGAAAACCGTATCTGGGGATTCCAACGTGATATCACAGTTCATCGTGAATTCCAACCTAAGAAAGACACTGTAGAATATACAGTATTCTTACGTTTCGGAGTTGCAATCGAAGAATCTGATGCAATCGCACGTACAGCATAATTTGCTTTACGCAATTAGAGAGGGGAGCAGAAATGTTCCCCTCTTATTTTTTATAAATGATATAATAATTTAGAGGTGCACATGGAACTTTTAAGATTGAATAACACAACTAGTTTGTCCGCATCTTTTTCAGGTTTAACTGCAAGTGCACCATATACTATCGAATATGATGATTTAATAACTGGAAATGCATACTCTGCATCAGCAACAGCAAATGGATCTGGAGTAGCATCATTTGCAATACCAAGTCACTACATAACTTACACAGGATCATTAGCAGCATCAGTTAAAAATCAGGCTGGAAATGTTGTAAACATTACAAACATAGATATCGTAAGACCATATTCTTCAATCACATCTCTCGCAGCAGCACTTAAAATTACAACAGCACAGGCTACAGAATATGAAAGACTATCAAGATATATCATAGATGCACATACTGGCGGATTTTCTTTTATGAGAAAGCAAAAAGAATTTATCGGAGATAACTCTGATCAACTAATAATGGACGAAAAGATTTTTAAACTATACAAGATTTATGAAAACGGAGAACTAATGTATGACTCAGAGTCTCTATCTAATGATTCAGACTTCAAAATACATAGACAACTAAATGCTATTGTATTAGACATTCCAGAAACAAACAGAGTAAACTATGCGAAGGTATGGAGAGATAGATACCTAGATGTAGAATTCTATGATGGATATGAATACCTAGTGGATGCAGACTTTGGATATATTGTAATTCCACAAGACATCCAAGATGCTTCTGAATTACTGGTTCAAGATATAGCACAAGACAATTTAAAATATGTTAATAAGTACATTGAATCATTTGACAACGATGATTTTAAGATTCAATTTTCTAAGGGATATGCAAAGAACAGTACAGGTAACCTGACAGTAGATAGAATCTTGGAGAGATATCAGAAGCCGATTAGACCTGGAGTGTTGTAATGCTTCCTAATTCTAGTTTAAAAAGTATATTTTATCCAATGACAGCAGAAATTTATTATGCTGAAAATAAACAAGATGCCCTAGGCGTAGTCCAAAAATCGTGGGTATATGATAGAACAGTTAAATGCTCAGTAATATCAACTATGGCAGATAGATCATTAACATCTGAAATAAAGAGTAATTCATCTAATTTTAATTACAACCAAGATCTATTATTTAGAGTTGGAGAAGATATCCAAGAAAAGAAGAATGGAACAATATTTCCAATTACAGAAATACTAATAACAAATGTTAAAGATCCTTCTGGAAAACTAGTATTTAAAGAAAAAGGAAATATACCAAGTCAATATGAAATAAAGACATTTGTTCCTTCATACGATGGAGACCACATGCTATCCTTTTGGAGAGGCTATATCGCCAGATCAACAAAGCAAAATGAGGTCATCTACTAATGATTACAGTAAAGTTTGATGCAAAGAAATTAACAAAAACTATAAATAACCTTGTTCAATATTCTGATGGATTTATCAATGAAACTAAGGAAAGCAAACAAAAGATAACAAACAAACTTGCTATTACAGGAATAAACGCATTTTACGATTATCTAGATGCACTTGCCAGAATGCACCCAACCATACTTCATCATGTATATGAATGGGGAGAGGTTGGAAACCCAGTACAAAGATTATACGAACTTAACCTATCAATATCAAGTTCTGGTGCAACTATTGGTGCAGAATTTTTAGACTCAAATACCATACCAACTAATGGAACCGAGCCATTCTATAACAAGGCAGAAGTTATGGAAAATGGAGAAACAGTAGTGGTAAACGAAAAAGATGCCAATGCATTATTCTTTGAAATAGACGGAGAAGAATTCTTTAGAAAAGGACCTATTACTATTGCCAATCCTGGTGGAGAAGCAGTAAGAGGATCATTTGTAAGAGCCTTTAATGAGTTCTATGAATCATACTTTAGTCAAGTATACTTAGATTCAATTAAGTTTTATAAGCACTTATCAAAGCCAGCAGAATATTCTAGAAATCTAAAGTCTGCTGTGAAGAGTGGAAATGCTAGATCTGCTGGTAAAAATGCAGCAGCACAATGGATAAGCAGATTACCTGGAGATGATCAACTTGACTCTTAATTCAGCAAGTGTTGCTTTTATAACATCAGTAGAACATCCTACTTTAAATATCATTAACTTTGCATACGAAAAACTTTTACTTATGCCAGAGTTCGAACACTTCAATAATATAGTGGACGACAACGGACAAAGATACACACCAATATATCCATCAAGTTTATATCAGGCTGGAGCAGTAGGTCTAACACATCTAGATCCAAGAACTAACCCAGAAATGGTTTCTATAGTTTATGACGACTTTATTAAAGCAAGGTCGGGGGGTATGAAATATTTCTATCCTATTAAATCAATACAAGCAAGAGTAAAGATTAGTACAAATGATATAGGAAGAACTATATTACTAAGAAATAGATTTGTAGAAATTATAGATAGAGAAGATGCAGCAGCAGAGGAAATTAATCTTTGGTATGCAGAAAAGTATCCATTGGCAAACAATGACCCTTCTAGAAGATTATCCTTTCATTGCGTTAATGCCTATCAGACAGCATACATGTCAGATGCGACAAATATGGACGATCAAAGAAATGTGTTCTCTGGAGACATCATAATCAAGGCAGATTACCATATAAACGGTAGTTATAATTAGTATTGAGGATACGCCCCCACTATTTATAAACATAGAGGAGGTAAGACAATATGGCATATACACGTGGTAATTCTAAGCAAATTATCGTAGGTGCAGCAGCATTATTTATTGCTGATGATTCCCTAGACTACTACTCAAGTGCTTCCGCATATAAGTTTTCATCTGCAAGTGCAAATGGTTTACCAGCATTCGCAAATGGAACTTCTTTCAAAGAAACACTAAGTGCAGGCACAGGTGACGCAGCATATTGGACAAACGTTGGATACACAATGAATGGTCTGGAATTACAATTCCAACCAGACTTTGGTGAAGTTCAAGTTGACCAATTACTTGACGTTGCTCGTCTATACAAACAAGGCATGTCAGTAAGTCTTGTAACAGCATTTGCTGAAGCAACACTTGACAACTTAGTAACAGCAATTGCTGCTAAGGACTCTGACTTGACAACTTCAGGATCAACTAACACACTAGAACTAAAATCTGGTGACATTGGTGACGTTCCTGTAGAACGTGCTCTTGCTGCAGTAGGTCCAGGTACTGGTGACCCACAAGTCACTAAAGAACGTGTTTACATTGCAAACCGTGCACTTTCAATCGAAAATGTTACAGTTTCAGCAAAACGTGACACACCTTCAATGTTCGAAGTAACTTTCCGTTTACTTTCAGCATCCAATGGATCTTACGGTAGAATCGTAGACCGTACGCTCTAAAAAATTCATAAACACTAAAGCCCACTCTTCAATTCTGGAGGGTGGGTTTTGTGCTATAATTTTAATTGAGTCTTAAGGAGGCTTATTAATGGCTACAAGTGTTTATGAAGTTGTAGAGATTGAATTACAAGACGGAACAAAAGTAGAAATGAAACCACTTAAAATTAAAGTTTTGAGAGATTTCATGAAAGAGTTTCAAAAAATTTCTGATGACAAAATATCAGGAGACAATATCAAATCTATGGATCTTCTATTAGATTGTGCAGTAATCGCAATGAAACAGTACAATCCAGATTTGGCAACAAAAGAAAAATTAGAAGATGTTGTAGATTTACCAACTGTATATAAGATCATAGAAGTTGCAGCAGGTATTAAGTTGAACGACCCAAACCTACTAGCGGCGGCTCTAAATGGGGAGAACTAGATCTAGTTGAGTTGGAATCCAAAGTATTTCTTCTAGGATTTTGGAAGAATTACGAGGAGTTGGAGGAATCAATATCAATGCCAGAACTTGTTGAAATACTAAAAGCAAAAGGCAAAGAAGATTATGAAAATAAAAAATTCTTTGCAGCGATGCAAGGTGTTGATATAGATAAGGATAGTCAAGAAGGCCAAGATGCTTGGGAAAGAATAAAGGCAAAGGCGTTCAGTGGTGGTAATACTTCAGATCCAAACGATATAGTTTCCTTGAGTGGTGCTGCCGCTAAAAGAGCGGGATTTGGAATAGGCGAAGGCCTAGATTATGAGGTGATTGACTAGTGGCCGAGGTTATTAAAACCGTTATAGATGTTGAACTCAACACTGGTCAATTCGCTTCTGAATTAAGAGCACTTCAACAACAAATTAATGCTTTTAATTTAACACTTAATAAATCACAAGCAGTGCAGGGTCAGGCTTCCAAATTATGGGCTGACAATTTAGCACAAGTTATAAATAGAACTGGATATTTTAAAGCAGAGTTAACTAAAATTCAAACTTCTGCTGCAGCATTAGACTCTACATTAAAAAAGGGCCAGGCCACATTAGGTCAATTCTTTAGTGCTGCATTTAATAAACGTGGTGCAATGGCCGCTGAGGTATTTGCCTTAGCATCAGAACGTGCAAGAACAATGCAAACCCAGTTTATTGCAACTGGAAAAGCAGCAAAGGGTATGCAAGATGTTCTTGCTATAAGACCACTAACCGCCTTCTCTTCTGAAATATCAGTAGCAAGCCAAAGAATGCAAATTCTTGGATCAATGTTCAAACAAGGAACAACTCAACTTATTAATTTTGGTAAAAACGTTCAGTGGGCTGGACGTCAGTTGATGGTAGGTTTTACTGTGCCACTTACAATATTTGGAACTACTGCTGGCAGAGTATTTATGGACTTAGAAAAACAAGTAGTAGCATTCAAAAAAGTTTATGGAGACTTATTTACAACTCCAGCAGAATTAAATGCAAACCTAGATGCAGTAAGAGGTTTAGCAGCAGAATATACTAAATATGGAATAGCAGTAAAAGATACCCTATCGCTTGCTGCTCAGGCTGCTGCAGCGGGTAGACAAAATGCAGACTTAACAGACGCTGTAAGAGAATCAACTAGATTAGCAACACTTGGTCAGATGGACCAAAATGCAGCACTAGAAACCACAATTGCACTACAGAGTGCATTCAAGTTATCTGGTCAAGATTTGTCAGACACAATTAACTTCTTAAACATGGTTGAAAACCAAACTGTAGTTAGCCTACAGGATATTGCAGCAGCAATACCTAGAGTAGCACCAGTTGTACAAGGTTTGGGTGGAGACGTTAAAGACTTAACAGTATTTCTAGCAGCAATGCAAGAAGGTGGAGTAACGGCAGAGCAGGGTGCTAACGCATTAAAGTCAGGCTTGGCATCTCTTATAAACCCTACAAAATCAGCAACATCATTTTTAGGAAAGTTTGGGATTAACTTAGACTATATTGTTCAACAAAATAAAGGTGACCTAATGGGCACAGTTATGGATTTCTCTAGAGCGTTACAAACACTAGATGAATTTACAAGACAACAGGCACTAGAAAATGTATTTGGAAAGTTTCAGTATGCAAAATTAGCACCACTTTTTGACAACATAGCAAGAAGCGGATCTCAGGCAAGTCGGGTTATGGACACAATGGGATACTCTTCTGAACAACTTGCTTCAACAGCAAATAAAGAATTAGGAACAATAGAGCAATCTTTTGGTGTTCAACTTACAGGGGCTATGGAAAGATTTAAGTTAGCAATTGCACCAATTGGAGAACTATTCGTAAAGATGGCAATTCCTATTGTAAATATGCTAACTAAGATAGTTGAATGGTTCAACAGACTTCCAGATGGTGTTAAAAACTTTAGTGCCATAGCCGCAGTAATAACTGGCTTGGTTGTTCCAGCAGTAACTATGATGTTCGGTTTATTTATGAACTTAGTTGGAACCTTGGCAAAGATGAGTCAAAGCATAGTTATATTCGGAGCAACTTGGAAAAAGAGTGGAATATTAGCAGCATTTCAATCACTAACTCAATCATCAAAATATTTAAGTCTTTCAGAAATAGATGCAGCAAATGCAGCACGACAACTTGGTAGTGCAACAGAAATAGCAAATAGAGCAATACTAGAACAGGCTGCAACTCAAAATAATTCAAGAGCAGCAATAGAAGCATATACAACTGCACTGTATAGACAGATTGCAGCACAAAAAGAAGCAGCATTACTAAATCCAACAATGTTTGCTACAGGACAAAAGGCTGCCACAAGTGTTCCTAGGGTTATTAAAAGATCAACAGGTGGCATTGTTCCAGGAACTGGCAACACAGATACTGTTCCAGCCATGCTTACAGGTGGAGAATTTGTAGTTAATAAACAATCTACTCAACAAAACTTAGGATTGCTCAAAGCAATCAATAATGGCTACAATGCTGGCGGGGTAGTAAAGAGTAAAAGAAATGCATATGGATTCCCTCCATCAGATACTCAATTAAGAATAGAATTGAATAAGTTTACAAAAGATCCAACAAAATGGTCTACAAATGTTAAAGGACAACCAGTAGAAAATAGAAAATCATTTAAAGTATTTAAAGATGCAATTGATTTTATTGATGAAGAAGGTTCTGGAAAAGGTCAAGAGTTTGTTAGAAAATTATTGGCTGAGGCAGATAAAAAATCAACTGGAAGAATAGGTTCAAAAGAAGTATACAAAGTATTTGAAGAGATATTTGATATTCCAAAAAATGCTAGTGCAAGAGCACAAAAAGTTGCCTCAATGGGCTTTGATATACGTGAGTCAGGAGGAATAACTCAGGCATCTCACACAACATTAAGCAGATCAGGTATTTTAGGACAAGACACTTTTGATGGTTCAAGAGGATTCAAAGCAGGAACACCAGTAAAGTTTTTGAAGAATAGAGTTATGGATCTTCCAGATTGGATGAATCAAAACTTTAAATCAAGTGGAGTAAGAGCATCAAGAGTCCGTGACTATATACAGGCAAATGGCAAGGAGATATTTTCTACACAACAAGGACAGTTAAATAGATTTATTTCTGCTATGGAGCCAGCACAGATTGGTAGATTATTTGATAAAGAGTACAACTCTGTATTAGATGAAATTATAAAAAATCTAATTGATGAATTGGACAAGAATCCAAATGCAATGATAACTGACGCTACCTTTGAGCCTATAGTTACAAAGGCATACAAGCCTCTTGCAGAATCGCCAGTTCAAGTATTAAGAGAATTTAATGAATTAATAAATACAGAAAGCCTTCTTAGATTAGACGATGAAAAGGCCATTGCTGATAGATTAAGAACATTAGGTGGAAGTCCTGTATCTAGTGCAGTTGGTGGAAAACAACCTAAACTTGTTAATTATGAAAACTTACTAAGAAAACTTGGAGTCGCAGAAGCAGATATTCCTAAGTTTTTATCATATGCAGAAAATAGTACAAGAGTAAAAGAAGAAACTCTCAATATAGCAAAAAGTCCAAAAGGTATTGCAGTTTTTTATGAAGCAGCCAAAAAGGCAATAAGAAGAGGTGGACTACAACGTAAAAATGCTGGTGGATCAATTCTTGGAAGCACAAATAAAGATACTGTTCCAGCAATGCTTACACCTGGAGAATTTGTAATTAATAGAAAATCAGCACAAGCAAACATGCCTTTGCTAAACGCTATTAATAATGGACAAAGATTAAATAAAGGTGGAATGGTTAAGGGCGGAGTTCTATATGCAAACGATGGAACACCAGGTGGGGTAACTACTGGATCACCATTAACATTTGGTGCAACACCACAAAGATCAACAATGACTACTCAAGCAGCATTTGTACCATCACCAAGTAGAGGTGGAATGCTAAAAAGTTATTTGCCAATGGTTGCTGGAACTGGTGCTCAAATGGCACTGTTTATGCCATTAATGGAAGCAGGAAATAAATTAGCAGGAACAATGGGTGGTCTTGCATTATCTCTTGCTGGAACAACTGCAGTTAGTGGAGCAGTACAATTTGCACTTAAAAGAATGATGGGAACACCAATTAAACTGTCTGAACAATTTAACATAACATCAAAGGTATTGTCAAAAGTTGGACCAGTTATAGGAAGAATAGGCCTTGTTGGTACTGGATGGATAGCCGCAGTTTCTGGTGCAGCATTTGCAACCTATAAAGTAATTCAAACTATGAATAACGTAAAGAATGCTGGTGCAGAACTTTCAGAAGCAATGTCTGGTGGAGTTAATAGCGTTAATAATATGGCTGCAGCATTTGGTAGACAAACCCCAACCCAAAAACTTACAGCACTAAGAGCACAAGCCGCTGGCGGTGCAATTGGCCAAGAAGCACAACAACAAGCAAGTCAATTTATGAAAACAGACGCTGCTAAAGAAATTCTTAGCGATATAGAAACAGCAAAGAAAAATGGTGAAGATGCAGTAGAACTATTAAGAAATCAACTTACAAGATCAGTCTTGGCTGGAGTAATTACACCAGAAGAAGCAAGAGGTGTGGCGGTAGAAATTGGAAATGCTCTTAATGATGAAAAATTAGCAATAGATGCATCAGGTAGAATAACTGAATTAATAGGACCTAAAGGTGAATTAATTAAAGATAATAGAGTAAAGATTATAGGAGAAATAGCACCTACTATAGATCCTGCATCACTTAAAAAGATAGCAGAAGATCAGTATAAGGCAGAGACTAGCGGATTCTGGGGACCACTTACTAGATTAGTTGATGATGAATCAAAGGCCATATCAATAAACACTACAAAAGCATTAGCATCAGGAATATCAAACTATGCCTTAATCCAAAAACAAAATATGGATGCATTAGAAATTCAATTATATGATGGACAAATTACATTAGAACAATATAACAAAGAGGTTGAACAATTAGATAAGAATGCTAGAAACTTTAACGCAGAAGCATTAACATCATTTATAGAAATTACTGGTTCAAACAACCTAGAAGAATTTAATAGAATATTAAAAGAAACAAAAGAGGTAGATTCTCTTGCTGGAACTGGAGTGGTGACTGTTCCAACAGCAGCAGCCGCAGCCGCTCAAAAACAAGTTGAAGATCAAGTAAAGCAAATGCAAGATGCGTATTTTGCACAAATGCCAAATATTAAAGAAGAAGAAAAGAAAGCAATCATTGATGGTATGAAAGAAGCATTTGGTGGAACTGAGTCAACAGACATTATTGTTGGATGGGCACAACTACTTGGCTCATATATATCAGTTGAGGCCGTTAAAGGATTAGCAGGTAGCAATGCTCCAGATGGTGTATTAAATAAAGAAGGACTTGATAGAAGATTATTAACTAGTAAGTTAAGAGAAGAAGCGGCAGCAAATGCTGCTAAGTTTGGAGATTTTGGTCCAAAAGTTCCTGAACCTGGAAAAGAATCAGCATGGGCAAGAATTAAGAGAGAAACTGAAGAAACTAAAAAATATTCATCAGCAGTTCAAGGACTTCTTGGCTCTGGATTAAAACCACAAAATATTGCATTGCTAAGTCAGGCAGACTTATTAGAGATGTCAAACTCTCAAAGAAAAGAAGCAATTAAACTTCTTAAAGACCAACAAGATGCTTCAAAAGTTTTGTCATTTGTATTGATGAGTACAGAA